ATGCAGAACTAACTCTGCTCTTCATGCCTAGATAAGCAAGATATTCTAAACTTTCTTTCCCTGCCTTTGCCTCCCCATGCTTTAAATGACCTGGTGTTAATCCTAATAATGATATGCAACCACAAGATTTTGTACAGTTTCTGAGCAGGTTATATAAGAATAATTCTTTAATATTACCGCATTCACATGAAACTCTAACCACAGTTCTCTTTTTCTTTATTCCAATTATTTCTGTAATTGTAAGTTTTCCAAATGATTTTCCTATATATTCATTTGTTAGGCTTATGAGCCTTTTGCCTTTAATAGCTTTGTATTCTTCCATCTCTATACCCTCATTTTAATTGTTAAAGGTATAGTATCTCATTTTGTGCTAAATTAAAACATTGCAATTAAAATAATTTTTAGTATAATGAAATTGAGCAATAGCGGCGTTGACAGTGAAACGCAATTTTACCTAATGAGCAGATGAGATAACCTTGAAGTCGATCGGTAATTCAAGGTGGTTCAACGAGGTATATAGTTTTGCTCTAGCCAGTGCAATTCTGGCCTGTTGCCACTGATTTACGGCATAAGCGTTCGTATGCGTGATACGAATGGGGAAACTGCATTTCCAAAAAAGACAGCCAGTGAAAATCTGGCCTTATGCTACGGCGTATGAGATTTTTAAATTGTTTGTTTCCGGGAATGAATAATGAAAGATTTACTAGACCTAGTAAAATACAAAAGTGAAGAAGCAGACAAAACGATTAGTGAAATAAATAATTGGGTTTCGCTCTGTATGAAGCGTTCAAATGAAATAGAGGCTTTTGCAGCTGTTATTGTTTTTAAGGACGGGAGCGTTAATGTTTACGATGAGTCATCGTCTGCCAGAAATAGACTTACATTAGTTGGCGGTATAGATGCATTAAAATCTAATATAATCAGAAAGCACTATAATTTTGAGGATTAAAAAATGAGTAACGAAAAAGACCTGTCTACTGAAGTTAAAAATATCTTACATGGGGAGATTTTATGTCCTGAAGATAATAAAAGTTCAACAAGCCATAAAGCCCATATAAAGGCTCATATAGATGCTTATAAAGCATATAAAATATCTAAAGAAAAAGATATTTCGGTCGATTTTAAAACAGTTCTGCACGGCGAGGTTCTTGGTCCCGCGGAAGAGCCGCCTAAAAAATCCAAAGAACAAAAAGAGATTGAAATTCTAAAAGCCAAACTAGCCCAAAAAGAAGCGGAAAGAGAGGCTTATATTGCTGAAGAGGTTCGCAGACGCAACCTGTCTGTTCAACAGTATTACGGAAATGTGTCCTCTATGAACCAACAACTTGGCGGTCAATTTGGATATTCTCAAAGCAATCTTTTTGGCTGTATGCATCATTATACCTATGACGGCGTATGTCGATGCCAAAATTGTGGCCGCTATTAGCAAGTATGAAAAACCTTACCGGAATTGCCATTCGTAAGGTTAGAAAAGATATTGGAATAACAAGTGAAAGCCTTGCAAAGTTATGCGGTGTCACGCGTCCTTATATAGATAAGATTGAGGCTGGCAGCACAAATCCGACAGATGATATGATGGATAATATTTTTGAAGTTCTTGGTATTTGGATTATAGTGACAGATTATTTAAAGGGGTTACAGTAATGTCAGACGAAAAAATAACTTTAGACTGCGATACTTACGGCTCAGGCCAAAATGCCGGCGTATGTATCATTTGTGCGCCAACTGGAATAATTTGTACCGTGCAAGCCAACGGCATGGCTTGCAGTCATCCTGAAGCAGAAGGATTTCCGATTGAGATACATTGCTATGAGGACTTTTATGAAGCTTTAGAAAAATTTGATGACTGTTCATGGGGATGTTGTCTGGGGGTTAATGAGGCCGATGACTCCAGGGAAGAGCATCTTAATAAATATGCCACAGCAATAGATGAATTTTTATCTAAAAATCTTACAGGATGGAGACCAATTTCATTTGAGTTTGATCATAGCCGTATAACAGAACTCATGGAAGGTTGGTGGCCAGTTTTAGTAAGTTTTAAAAATACAGAATTCTATAGAGATAAAGAAAAAATATTTTACGAAAAAAAATTTAAAGGCTATCTATATTTCGGAAATTGTGATTAAATTTAAAAGTCCAAATGTAATAAACGTTTTAAATTAATTTAATGGAGAAATTTATGAAAAAGTTATTGACAGGACTATTGATGTTTTCGAAGACAGCCGTAGAAGCGGTGACTATAACCAAAGACAATTACAATCAATACTTATGTGATGACAGTTTATTTCCTAAGTGGCAATATGATTTTGGCCACGATAGAGAAGATGGACCTGAAGAAACAACTCAGCCAATTGAAGTTAATGAGGATTACCGTTTATATTGCGCAGCTAAAATCTCGTATGAAAGAGCAGTAGAAGACAATGCTTTTAATGTAATGTATACAGGGCATGAAGGGGCGTGCCTCACTAGCAAAGTAGATACATTCGGAGTTCTTTATGCTCAAACTTGTGAAAAATTAAGGCAAGATAAAATAAATAAACCACATGCCTGGATGCATGTAATGAGAGAACGAACTCCCTGTGTTCGTCCAACAAGAAGGTAGGCCTCATAACAACATGTCGACATTTCGTAATTTTATCTACAAGTTTTTGTGATATGATTGTGGTGTCGACATATTATACCCCTATATAGAACAAAATTATACTTTTCAAGTATTGTTTTAACTGCCATTTATTGTTATAACGTACTATCTTAGTATAACAATTGAGACGTGTGTGAGCGGTTAAAACAGCCGGACTGTAAATTCGGTTCCTTTGGATTCGTAGGTTCAAATCCTACCGTCTCAATCATTACCATGCTATCGTAGTAGCACAATGGAATACAACGATACAGATATTTATAAGGAAGTCGAATTAAGGCGTTTAGCTGAATCCTCGCTGTACGAGTTTACAAAACAGGCGTGGCCTGAAATAGAACATGAGTTCGAGTTTGTCGAAGCATGGTTCATAAAGGATATGTGCGAGCACCTTGAAGCCTTATACCGAGGTGATATTAAAGACCTCATTATAACCATTCCTCCTCGTGCCACGAAGTCTATAATTTGTTCTATCATGTTCCCTGCCTGGGTTTGGATAAAATCGCCTTCAGCACGATTTTTATGCCTTTCTCACTCTGAAGACCTTTCAATAGAACATTCCATCAGGCATCGCGATATCATATCCTCTCAATGGTTTAAGTTAAGGTGGGGCGATAGATTCTCTCTTAAAGATGACCAGAACCAAAAAACAAAATTCTCAAATACTAAAGGGGGGTACAGAATCTCAAAAGGAGTACTCTCGCGCGCAACTGGGCGAGGTGCAACCTACCTTATTGGCGATGATATAAATAATGCCAGAGAATCAGACCAAGACCGTATTAAAAAGAACTTCATCTGGGATTCGTCCCTGTCAACTCGGTTAAATAATCCTAGCAAAGATAAAAGGCTTATCGTTGCCCAAAGAACCTCCACAAATGACCTTATAGCTCATCTTCTGGAAGGGAAAGGCGGTAAGGGATGGACTTGCTTCATGCTTCCAATGGAGTTCGAAGAAAAGAGAAGGTGTAAGACTATACCGCTACCATCAACATATCCAAATAAATGGCAAGACCCTCGAAAAAAAGAAGGGGAGGTTTTATGCCCTATTCGGTTTGCGCCAGAGGCGTTAAAACGTATCAAGGAAGGACTCGGGTCTGATTACCTTATTGCAACACAACTTCAGCAGCGACCTACAGTTGCAGAAGGCGGAATATTTAAGAAAAAGTCATTCCAATGGTGGAAAAGCGAGAAACCTCCAAAGGTTTTTCAGGTTATCGAGTCCTGGGATACGGCCTTTAAAAAGGGAGACACCAGAAAACCTTCCCAAAAGATATCTTACTCTGTCTGCACGGTATGGGGTCTATTCAACGATGAATTCGGGATAGTAAACGTTATTCTGCTGAATATGTGGCGAGACCGCGTTGAGTTTCCTGAACTAAGGGAGGTGGCAAAAAAGCTTGCGCGGGACTACAGATATAACGAATCCAGAGAAGTTGACGAGAAATCAAAGTATGTACCCGATATGATACTGGTAGAGGCCAAAGCTACCGGAGAGCCCCTTAATCAGGAGCTCAGAAGAGCCGGCATACAATGCACGATGTTCGACCCTAAGCCTTATGGTGACAAGGTAAGGCGCGCAAGTCTGATTACCCATATTGTAGAAGCTGGGCGAGTTTGGGTTCCTGCGAGGGGGCCTAATTTTGAAAAACTAACATCTTTTGCAAACCTATTTGTAGATGCTTGTGCTAATTTTCCAAATGACGATGATTCAAAGGATATCGTTGATACGTTGTCACAGATGCTTCATAAGATGATTAAGGGCGGTATCGTTAGGCACCCTAATGACCCTAAAGACAAGATTAAGGATAGTAAGCCAAGGACGGTTTATGGCATAGATGGCATAGATACCTGATATTTTGTATAAAAAAATACCCGGCTAGAGATGCCGGGCAAAAAGAGATTGACACAACCAGTATACACCTCCTTGAGCCCTCAGAGTAGGGCTTTTTAATACCCTGTCACTTAATTATTCCCCGGTAGTAGCCTCCGCTTACTCGTGATATGCGATTCGCGATATGCGAATAGACACATATTTAAACCTATTTAAAATAGGTCTTGTTTTAGTAAAAAGGATGCCTTATAATTTTGACACTGCTAACTTTTCTCCTAGCGGGTTTTTCTATCTTTGATAGTTTACAAACTTGTTTGGGTGCAATACATAAATGTCCTTTTATCCCCAAGACCATTACGATAATCCTCAAGATTTACAGGGATTCGGTGCACCCGACATGGCCATAAATGGCTATTCACCAGACCCATATGGAGAATTTCCAGAAAATTTTAATGATTTCGCTATCGGAGAAGAAGCAGGGAGTCAAATCCCTGCTGATGGCGGCGACTTTTACGAAAACTTAGCTCATAACCTAGAAGATTCCGAATTAAACCTTCTTGCTACCGAATTAATTGAAGATATTGATGATGACAAGGCTAGCCGTTCAGAGTGGGAAAATTCTTGTAGTACAATACTAAAATATCTGGGTTGGAAATTAGAAGAATACAAAAAAAACCTCTGTAACGCCATTGATAACACATTATCTACCACTCTCATGAACTTCTTGGCCCTAGCCAAAAGTGAGCTTTTTCCCTCAGGCGGCCCAGCAAAGGGAATGGTTGAGGGTTATCCGACAGAGGATTTAATCGAGAGAGCAGAAAGAGTCCAATTATTTATAAACTACTTTCTTACTGTTGTAGACAAAGCGTACTATCCAGATAAAGAAAGATTATTATTATACGTAGGTCTTTTCGGGTCAGCTTTTACAAAAGTAGTCATGGACCCCGTTACAAAAAGACCTTCTTTACGACTCGTTAAGCCTCAGAATCTTATTATTAATAATGCATGCACCTCCATTCTCGAATCTGACAGAATCACAGAGCAACAAGAACTTAGCCTTAAATACGTCTTGATTATGGAAAGAGACGGTATATTCAGGAAGGGAACAATTAAAAATTCAGATGATGACAATAGTGAAAGTACTTCTTCTGTCAACAAAACAATAAAACAAATGGAAGGTGTTAATGACGCTAACGTAGAATCTGAAAATAAATCTTTATTTAAGTTCTATGAATGTCATGTTGATTTAGACCCCGAAAGAGTTAAAGACGGCATAAACTTTTCGGAAGAAGATGAAGAAGATAATATCCCAAGACCTTATATTGTTAAAATATGCGTTAACACAGGGAAAATAGCCTCAATTAATAGAAACTGGAAACCTCAAGACGAAAATTTCAAACGTGCAGAGTGCTTTGTTCACTATTATTATCTTCCTGGATTTGGAATATACAGCATCGGACTTGGTCATTTACAGGGGTCAAATGCAATCGTTTTAACAAACATATTAAGACAATGCCTTGACGCAGAAAGCTTTAAGATTTTTCCAGCCGGATTCATTCAAAAAGGCGCATATCCAGAATCAAATAATATTTCGTTACTTCCCGGCGAGTTTAAAGAACTAGAAACAAATGATCAGCCAATGGGTAATGTATTTTCTACGTTACCCTATAATGGCACGTCTCCAATTATGGTTCAGCTTAGAAATGAGTTAAAAAGCGACACTTCTACATTAGGTGGCGCATCTCAACAAGTAGCTCCTCTTGGTGCTTCAGATGCGCCCGTTGGAACAACATTAGCCCAGATTGAAGTTCGGGATAG